TAACTTCTATTTCACGTACATGGTTCGTTTTGGCTTTTTCTAATTCAAACTCGCGCTGTTGTTCGCCTTCTTTACTATTTCTAATTTCTATTTCAATTTTAGCAAGGCGTTCTTTGGCTTCAAGTTGCATGTCTTGTTGTTTCTGTTTAATAGCCTGACGTGCTGCCAAATCCATTTGAAGCATTGATTGTGTATCTACTTTATCTAATTTAATCTGTTTAATCAATTGTTGGATATTCAGTTCTTTCTGAAG